CAGCCCTTACGGTGCAGATGAACCTTGTGCTATCCTTTACTGATAGTAGACAAGCAGTAATCAGTACTAAGCATGTGAGACGTTAGTATTATTGTCGCTTTCGAAGACGCCGGTTCGATTCCGGCTACTTCCACCTCCTATCATCTCCCCCTGCTTTTATATATTTATTGGAAACAATATCTTATATGAAAGCAGGGACTAAAGAGTATTTTTCCGAGTACTATAAGCAAAATAAGGAAAATCACCAAAATAACATGATAGAATGGAAAAAGGAAAATAAAGATAAAACTAAAGAATCTATTAAAAAATATCAAGAAAAAAATATTGATAAAGTAAGAGAATGGAATAGATTAAATAAACAAAAACAAAATAAAAAACGTAGACAATTTATAAACGAATATAAATCTAATTGTAGTTGTAAAAAATGCGGAGATATCAGACCATATGTTTTAGATTTCCATCATATTAATCCTAGTGAAAAAGAATTTGATTTAGGAGATGCTACTAAATATAATATAGCTAGATTAAAATTAGAATTAGAAAAATGTATTACTTTGTGTCGTAATTGTCATAGTGAATTTCACTATTTAGAAAAACAACAAGATATAGATATTAAAGATTATTTAAATTAAATTTTGCTTAGGCAAAATAGATTTATTATATTTAAAATAAAAGTTATTATGAAAAAATTAGTTACATTAATCATCGTCGGATTATTTTTAACCTCATGTGGAGGATCAACTACCAATATCTATATTTACTCAAACAGTAAAAAAGATACATTACAGATTGATTCAACATCAACTATTGATACCATATCAATACCAGATAAGGGTGATTCAGTTGATATAATGATTGAACATGAAAAAGGATAATCAATAAATTTAAAAACAAATATAAAATGAAAAAGACAATTTTTGCACTTGTAGTAACAATGTTTATGATTTCGTGTGGTGGATCAACTGAAACCCCAGTAGAAGCTACCTATGATTCAGTAGGAACTGATAGTTCTGTTATCACCCCTGCTCTTTTAGATACACCTGTTTCTGATCATAAAGACGCAGTTAGTGAAAGTAATCAACTATTAAATGTTAAATAGTTTATATCTTTGTAGGTATTATAATATTTATTAGTGTAAATTGAGGTTGCATATAGAAATATATGCAGCCTTTTTTATTTTAATCATTAATAAATAAAAAGTATGTGGAAGTTATTTAAAGACAGTAATGATATTAATGAAAAATCCGTTATTGGGTTTGTTTCTTTTATAATCATGGTTAGCTTTGCAGCAGCCGATATCGTTACTGGTTATTTCGGTAAGGAATTAGTAGTACAGCAATTTATATTTGATGCTTTTATGATATTAACATTAGGATGTTTTGGTATATCCTCTGTTGATAAATTTATCAATAAAAAAAATCAGGGACCTGAAGAAGGATAATTACTTATAAAACTCAATCTAAAAATCAATAAAAATGAAAGACGCATTAGTAAAAAATTTGCTAGCATTGCTTGCAAAAGTTAAAGGAAAAAAACCAGTAGTAATTGCCGTAACAATCGTAGTATTTATTTTAGGTTACTTCGCAGTTCAAAAAGGCTATATTAGCCAAGATATGATTGACAACTTTATATCTAGTGGACAAATAGATTCTATATTTAAAAGTAAAGCAGTAGTAGATACTGTAAATACAGTTATAGTAGACTCTATTAAATAATTTTTCAGAAAATAGAGCGCGTAACTGCGCTCTTATTTCTGTATTCGTCCCTATAAAAACAATTACGTAATGGCACCTAAAAATCCAAATGCGGTAGACGCTGTTGCAAATAACATAAAATCACCTATTACCTTTAAGGAATTCTCAAAAGATCCTGTCAAAGGTTTATTATTTATTGTTTTGATAGCGATAGGATATTTGTATGTTGATGGAAAAATGAACTACAATAATCAAATCGACAAACAAGGAAAAAAAATAGAAAAACTTGAATTAAAAGTCGATATTCTTTCAAACCAATTAAGAAGATCAGATAGTGCTTTATCTGGGGCTATATCTACTATAAATTTGCTACAACAATTAGGAAAAATACAATGAAAAAATATTTAATTATATTAGTATTGTTTTTCTTAGTTGAGTGTTCTCCAAAAGTTGAAGAAGAAGAAAGTATAGAAGAAGTTTCTAATGAACAATACTTTACTAATATAGACAAACTAATTAATAGTAGTGATAAAAAACAACAAAGCGTTGTTAGTATTAATAAAGCAGTTGATAGTAATGTAACTGAAAAGATAAGAGTAACAACAAAAGTTATAACTGTAATGAAAGAAAAAGTGATTGAATTAAAACAAACAAATGAAATACTCAAAGATAAAATTGATGATGTTAATTCTAATGTTGGTATCCCTTATAAGTTACTCCCAATCTTATCCGATAGCCAAAACCATAGGTAAAGATTCAGTAGTAATAATAACAACTAAACAGGCAGAAGATATAAATGTATCTCATATTAAATTAGTTGATAGCCTAAAATCTTTAGAAACTAAATCATTGATTTTAGATCTAAATAGGGCTCAAGGTTATGTTTTAGTAGAAGCCTATGATAGAGAATATAAAAGAGCGAGCCTAAAAATAGAAAATCTTAATCTAGAAATAGAAAACAGAGACAACGAAATAATGTATCTTAAAACTAGAATAAATAGAACTATTTTTCAAAGCATGGCATTGGTAATTGGATGGACATTGTATGTAGGAATTAAAAGTCAAGTTATTAGATAATAAAAATATATGATAAAAAAAATACTTCTTTGCATTATATTAACATGGATATTGCTAATAACAGCAATAGAAATATCCATAATATCTGAAGATTTAATTATGGGTAGTGTAGGAGTATCAAAGATTAAAATATTAAAAACTATTGGTTTTTATTTATAAAATAATTTGGTTGTCCAAATAATAAGTTTTAGATTTAAGTTATGTATAAAATAAAGCAATTTTTTAGACGTATCCATAATCTATATCGTTGGTTCCCAATTATATGGAAAGATCAAGATTGGGATGATCATTATATTTTTGAAATACTTAAATTCAAACTTAAGAATCAAGCCAAATATATTAGTGATTATAATCGTCACACTACAGCCAAACGTGATGCTGAGATAATGATGTTATGTGTTCGTTTAATTGAAAAAGTTCAAGAAGAATATTACGGATGTGAGTACATGGATTACCATGAATCAGACTTTAGATGGATCGACACCAATAATCCAGATACTAAAGAATTAGATATAGTAGAGTTATCAGAACATTTTGATGATTATTTTAAAAAGTACCCATTGATTTACAAAATGGTTCCTGATTTAAAGGCACCTAAACATAGAATTGCTATGCAGATAGCAAGAATAAACGAAGAGCGAGCACATAAATTATTATTTACAATATTAGAAAAAAACATTAGAAAATGGTGGGATTAATTATTTTTACTTTAGCATTATTATGCTCATTAGTTTGGCTTTGGGTAGGAGGAATTAGTTATATGCAACAAAATCATCCTGATTATAAAGGAGAAGACTTATTTAACGAAGAAGATAAGGAAGCAATATCATGATTGTATTTATGGTTGTTAGTATCACATTTTAATAAAAAATAAATATAATGTATTTACAAGCTGTTACTGTTTGCGTCAATTATAGTGATTTTCTTGCTCAAACCATAGCACACAATAAACAACTATTTGATCATTGGGTTATAGTTACTACTCCTGAAGATAAGGATACTCAAAAACTATGTCAACATTATAATGTTGAATGTTTAGTTACAAATGAGTTCACAAAAAATGGAGATCCTTTTAATAAAGCTAAAGGCATCAATGAAGGTTTAAAGTGGCTATCTAAACACGATTGGGTATTACATATAGATGCTGATATATATCTACCTCCACTTACACGAAATATATTAGAAAGAATATCATTAGATCCAAATAATATCTATGGTATGGATAGAATGATGTGTCCTACATTTGAAGATTGGAGTAAATATATAACTAATCCTGAACCTACACATACTGGGTGGGTTTATATCCATGGTACTGCATTTCCGTTTGGTGTTCGCATTGGGGAATATATGAGTGAAGGTTATGAACCAATAGGATTCTTCCAATTATGGCACCCAAATACATCAGGAATTAAATCATATCCTGAAACACACGGTAGTGCAGATCGCACAGATGTTCAATTTGCTAAAAAGTGGCCAAGAAAAAATCGTATATTAATACCTGAAGTAATAGCTATTCACCTTGATAGTGAAAATGCTACTGTAGATAATATGGGTAAGAATTGGAATGGTCGTAAGTCAAAACATTTTGGAACCGGTTATTCTCCTGAAATAAAGAAAAGATCATGGTGGGAAATAATTAAAAGTTGGTTTAAATAAATAAAATAAATAAGTTATGAATAATTTAGATCCTTGGTATCAGTCACTACTCTCCTTATTAGTAAGTGAAGATCAAAGCTTTAGCAAATCAGACAGAACAGGAACAGGCACTAAGTCTCTATTTGGCGTACAGTTTAGACATGATATGAGTGATGGATTTCCATTACTTACTACAAAGAAGATGGCTTGGAAAATTATGGTTACTGAGTTAGTATGGTTCTTAAAAGGAGATACTAATATTAAATTCTTAGTTGATAATGATTGTCATATTTGGGATGGTGATTGCTTTTCTCATTATCTTAAAGAGTGTGAAAGATTAAAAAGGTTAGAAGAAGATCAAAAATAATGTGCTAAATTTGGGATGAAGCTTATCTTTTCATATATTTATTGATATGATAGGAATATATAAAATAACAAGCCCAACTAATAAAATATACATTGGTCAATCTACTAATATTGAGAATAGAAAATATTATTATACTTCTATTAAATGTGACAAACAGCCTAAATTATATAATTCATTATTAAAATATGGTTGGGAACAACATATATTTGAAGTGATTGAAGAATGTCTTGAAGAACAATTAAATGAACGTGAAATATACTGGGGTAACTATTTTAAGGTTTTAGGTGAAAATGGCTTAAATCTAAGATTAGGAGATGCAAATGGATTGTGTAGTAAAGAGACAAAACAAAAAATAGGATTAACTAATTCAAGACCTAAACCTGATAATTTTAATTCTAGCCTCAGAAAATCAGTATTGCAATTTGATAAACAAGGTAATCTAGTGGCCGAATATGAATCATATCACGACGCTAAAAATAAAACAGGATTAAGTTTAACTGAAGTTTTAAGAGATAAAGCTAAAACAGCCGGTGGGTATATTTTTAAATATAAAAATGATTGGGATGGGGTTCCACCATCAATAAAACCCCATGGCACAATAGGTAAACAACAACCATTTAAAGGCAGAATCAGTCCTAATAAAGGTAAAACACGAAAATAAAAATATAAAAAGTTATGAATAAAGATTACTTACACCCAGACGGAAGACCTTATACTAAAGAAGAATTCATTAACAAAATCAAAACAGATGATGAGTTTGCAAATAAGTGGGGAGAACTAGGACCAATTTATGGAAAACAATGGAGAAATTGGAAGTTCACAGATAAATTTACAAATGGAGAACAAATTGCTTATGTAAATGGAAAGATAGACCAAATCGCAAACCTAATCAACGAACTAGAAACAAATCCTGATAGTAGAAGATTAATGGTTAGTGCCTGGAATGTAGGTGAGTTAGATCAAATGGTATTACCGCCTTGTCATTATGGTTTTCAAGTTTATACAAGAGAATTAACTCTACAAGAAAGAATGATAATATCTATTGGAGATACAGCATATAGCATTCCTGAAGAAAATATCGACACAGAGTGGTTAGATAGGCAAAATATACCAACACGAGCAATCTCTCTAATGTGGAATCAACGTTCAGTAGATACATTCCTTGGTTTACCATTCAATATAGCATCATACGGTTTATTACTTATGATGATAGCAGATGAAGTGAATATGGTTCCTGATCAATTGATTGGTAATTTAGGTGATGTACATTTATACAACAACCATACTGAACAAGCTAAAGAACAAATAGGTAGAACGCCATTCGAATTACCAACTGTTCATGTTAGAGATGGTATTGAATCATTTATGGATGGAGATATTATATTAGAAAACTATCAATCACATCCAAGTATTAAAGCACCTCTAAGTAATTAATTTGGTGAGGTCAAAATAATAATTTATATTTACAAGATGATAGTTAAAGAATTAATTGAATATTTACAAACACTAGATCCTGAATTAAGAGTATTTATTAAAGGATACGAAGCGGGATATAATGATATTAACAATATTAATCATGAAGAATTAGTATTAAATGTTCATGGTGTTTGGTATTATGGTAAACATGATTTACTAAGCAACATGGAGAAGAAAGATAAAATATTAGATAGAGAATCAGAATATAAATCAATAAAAGGTATAATAATAGGTTATGAAGAAGACTTTAATATTAGGTGATACACACGGCCGCTCAAATTGGAAATTAGCAATACATCAAGATAAACCTGATAGAGTTATTTTTATAGGTGATTATTTTGACTCATTTGATATACCTGGGTTAGATCAAATCTATAATTTCAAAGAAATAGTTCACTATAAAGAAAGTAATCCACAAGTTGAAGTTGTAATGTTGATTGGTAATCATGATCATCATTATTTCCCCGAAATTGGTTATACCGGAACTAGTGGTTATCAATCTGGAATTGCACCTTCAATCAGTCAAGTTATAAATGAAAATAGACATCATTTACAAATGGCTTATGGGTTTGAAAATTTCTTGTTTACACATGCTGGTGTAAGTCCTGTATTCATGGATCAAGTGTTTGGAGAGAATGATTGGAATATAGAAACAGTAGTAGTAGATTTAAATGAACTGTTTAAATATAAACCTAAAGCATTTGAATTTAATGGTTTTGATGGTTATGGCGATAATACAACTCAAACACCGATTTGGATTAGACCTAGATCATTAATGTCTGCAAATAAAAAACACAAGAAAGGATTAAAGAAAGATTATATTCAAATTATAGGACATACTCAAATGAATAAATTAGATCTTATAGGATCAGATAAATTTACAGGTGGAAGATATTATTTTATTGATACAATGGATACCACAGGAGAGTATTTGATTTGGCAAGATAATAAATTTACCGTTAACTCAGTAAAATAAATGTTATGGAAAACAATCGTAGATTATTTTTTAAAGGACTAGCAGCGTTTGCTGGTGGCGTAGTAGCAGCTAAAGTAACTTCATACATTCCAAAGAAAGAAGAACCAAAAGAAGAATTGATGGTAACTAGCGCTATCACTATTAAACATGGTGATGAAGAGTATCATCCACTTGTAGTAAAGAAAACAGAAGTTGATGGTATGGTATTTGAAGGATCTAAAAATCCATTCTCCATAATAGAACAACAACCTGAAAATTCATTCACTATAAGAGAATCAACTCCAAAAATTAGAAAAGCAAACATATGAACAAATTAAAATACATATTACAAGATCTAAAGTGGTTGAAGGTATTGAATAGCCCATTCAAACCGTTTAATGTTAGTTTATATGCCGGTAAAACACAAATAGGTACCCCATATTTTTTACCTAGAAAATGGGTTAAAGCAACTCCAGAATTAGCTAAAAAGGCAGCATTAGAAACAATAGAGTCTGAAAAAAAGTGGAATAGTATAAATCCTAAATATACTCGTAGGATAAAATCATACGAAGAGATATATCAAGAAAAACTAGGATATTCATTTCCTGTTCCTCTTAAAGTGGGATTCAGTTATTGTGGATTAGGATGGAAAACAAAATGGACAGATACTGACTTTAGATATGAATGGGGTCCTGTGTTATCATTTGTGTTTTTTGGTTATCAAATAGCATTAATGGTAGGTCACAAACA